ATCTGGATACCAGAAGAAATACCGTCAATCATCCGTTGTAGTTCCTACAGAAGCTCAAGACCAAAAAGTATCAGACCAACTTACTAAAATGCTTATGTATGTGATGCAATTTGGTGATGGTTATGAGTGCATTTCAGATTGTTTCCGTGGAACGTTAATTACTGGATGGAATCTTTTAAGCCTTTGGAAAGACTACAGAACAGATCCTGTCAATGGTGATATCAGATTTGGAAGAATACCGTTCAATGGTTTTCTATGTGACCCATATTTCTCAAAGAGAGATTTTAGTGATTGTGCTGATATTCAAAGAAGAAACTACATCTCATTAGAGCAAGGAAAATCACTTTTACCTGAGTTCCGCAAGGAACTTGAGACTCTCTATCGTATAGGATGGGAAAGAGACGATAAATTCAACTGGCTACCATATCAACAGCAACCTAATGGCCAGCGAATGCTTGCTTATGATGAGTTTTGGGTGCAAGGCTGGGAATCAAAGAAATATCTTTACAATGTAGCTACTGGCGATACATTTAATTACGAGGGCAAGGATTCGGATTACTTCTTGTATGCTGATCCAAATATGGAATTGATCGAAAGAACCGAACCTTATGTCGATCAACACATCATTGTTAATAATCAGCATATAGCGACAGAAAGAAATCCATATGGCCTAAACGAATACCCTTTTATACCTTTCTTCTGTGTTTTTGAGCCGGAATCTCCAGATTATCTACTAAAAATACAATCTTTAGTAAGAACGATGATCGATCCACAGAGGGATGCTAATAGACGCCGCCTTCAGATGTCAGATATCGTAGAAAGCCAAATAAACTCAGGATGGTTAGCAGAAGAAGATTCTGTTGCGAACCCTCAAAGTCTTTATCAAACATCGCAAGGCAAAGTAGTCTGGAAGAAGCCTGGCTTACAACCTGGTGCTCTTGAAAGACTGCAAGCGGCTCAAATACCTCCTTCATTCTTTGATCTTAACAATCTACATGACAGCGACATTGGAATGGTAGCAAACATTTCAGATGAACTCCTTGGCCAAGCATCAAACGATCAAGACTCAGGTCTAAAGGTAATGCTTCGACAAGGAGCAGCACTTGTTGGACTACAAGACGTCTTTGATAACTTACGTTTTGCTCAAGAAGTCACTTCGAAGAAAGTAATCAAAATGCTTTGTAGTTGGACGCCAGAAAAAATGCAACGCATTATGAATGAAGAACCGGATGAAAGACTAAAAAGTCTAGACGTTTCAAAGTATGACATCGCAGTACAAGAGGGAGTGCTTACAAACTCTCAGCAACAACTATTCTTCCGTCAAATGCTCGATATCAAAGCTATCGATCCAGATGCAGTACCTCCAGGTTTCCTTGCAAAAATCGCACCATTGCAAGGAAAAACAGAGTACTTGCAAGCAGTCGAAGAATACAACAAGCAGCAACAGCAACAGCAAGCAGAACAAGCAAAAGTACAAAACCAACAAATGGCTGTTCAAAGCGAACTTATCCAGTCTCAGTCTATAGCAAATATAGCGTCAGCAAAAGAGAGATTTACCCGTGCGGTCGCGAATATTGGTCTTACCGATGAGCGCGCAGCAAAAGCTGTAGAAGATAGATCGGATGCGGTCTTAAGTAAAGCAAAAGCTATAAAAGAATTAGATGCAATGGATGATGACAAAATCCTGAAATATCTACATCTATTTATGCAGTTAGAAGAAGTAAACAAAAATGAAGAAAATAAAATAAAAGCAAGTGATGTTGCGATTGCCCAAAGTCAATCAACACAAAGTCCTGCAGGCAATGCAATAGCAAGTGCTTCAGGTGGGAGAGAGCCACTATGAATTCGTCTATGACAAGAATGACAGAGAATTCTAAGATTTTCAATACTATTATTTTGATGACTTTCATCTATGTGATGAACGTGCAAACTTTTTTCAGATTTGCATATAAAACATTCATGAGAATAGTGAGCAAAGGCTCTTTGCCGATAATATCTACTTCCTTTTCTATAATTTTTATTGTCTTCACCAGAACCTTTGAAAGCATGAAATGCTTTCTGTTTACAAATGTAAGAACAAAATTTAGAAGTATCTGCTCTATTTTTTTTAGTTTTGTATTGAGTTCCACAAACTTGGCATTCTTTACAGACTTTTGTATTAGTTTGTTTAGCGTGATCAAGATAGCATTTTCTACAGCAAAAACCAACTTGACTACGTTTACATTTAGAAATATCGCTAGGCCTTTTAAGAAAATTATTACCACAGTTCTTACATGTAATTTCAAGTTTATTATTCCTAGAGCTTTCATAACAAAGTCTAGAACAATAAATGGAAGCATATTCTTTAAATGTGTTTCCACAGGTTGGGCATATCTTAATCATATTCCCAGTCTATCATTAGCAACAGTTAAAGTAAACCAAGAGGTATCAAATGGAAAAGAAATATAATCCAAACAAGGTTCCTAAGGAATCTCGTGTTGATGCTCACTATCCAGGTAAATCACATAATGAGAAATATTTAAATACTCAAGATGGTGGTTCTATGAATGGTGGAGTATTTGGACATGCTGACAAAGTCATGCAAGTAGACCCATGTCCTAATTATGACATTGGTCGCATGAACTACAGCGATTTTCAAACTCGTGGCACGACTCCAATGGAAGCCTTTAAATACGACTTCTAAAGGGGTAAATTATGGTTCAACAAGTAGGTGAGACCACGACTGCGATAATAGAAGATGATGAAAAAATGATCGAAAAAATTCTCTCTGAGAATAGTAATCGTAAAGAAGTTTACTGGATCGTTTTATTCGCGAAACCATTAAAGCAAAAAGTAGATGGGAAAGCCGCTTTAATTAAAGTCCTTAAACCATATTACAAAAAACCACAAACCCAAGTTGGAATGATGATCGGTGAGGTCAACAATCAATCTGGGAAGATCAAATGGGAGGTAAATATGCCTGATAAGCCATTTGGTTTTGAACTATTAGGACTAGAAAAAGATGGCGTTGATGTCTATGAGACAACAATACCATCATCTTATTTATACAATTAACGAGCCGCCATCGTTTTCCCTGCCAGGAAAATAAGGGCGTAGGAGAGTCAAAATGGAAGAACATACCAACACGGGCGTAATTGCTGAAGCCGCCGTTCAGTCTGACGGGTCACAACAACAGTCGATGGAGCAAACTCAGGAGCAGGTAGTACCTCTTTCTGCGTTGCAAGCCGAACGACGCGAGCGACAGCAACTTCAAGAAAATGTGAAGCTTATGCAAGACCATATGGCCTTGTTACAAGCTAACAATAATCAAAAGACTCAAGACAAACCAAATGAATTTAATGGTCTATCTGACAATGACGTGCTCACTGTCGGAGAAGCTAAGAAATTCATGTCGCAATTTACCCGTCAACAAGAGTTAGCGGTTGAAGAGCTACGTATGTCTCAAGCAAATAAAGATTATGATGAAGTAGTCAGAAAATATCTACCAGAAGTTTTAAAAACCGACCCTGAACTTAAAGACATGATCATGTCCGCGCCCAACCCTTATAAGGCGGCGTATCACTTAGCAAAAAGATCTGATGGCTACCTAAGAGAACGAAGCAACGAAAATAGATCGCCGGAGGCAAAACAAGCTGTCCAGAACCTAAATAGGGCTGGAAATCTGTCATCCGTGGGCTCAACCGCTGCATCTTCTCAGGCATCAGGTTTTAAAAATATGAGTGATAAAGACTTTAAAGCTCTTGCCGATAAGAACAGAGGTTATTTCTAATTTTAAAGGATTATTAAATGGCTATTACAAGCGTTACAGTATTGCCTCCAGCAGTACGTGATTATTATGATCGCCTTCTTTTGATGACAGCATACCCTACGCTCATTCACACAAAATTTGCGCAGAAAAGAATGCTACCTCGAAAGATGGGTGATACTGTCGTTATGAGACGATACAACCGACTAGCAACCGTTCCAGTGCCTCTTGTTGATGGTATTACCCCTCCGGGTACCCAACTATCAGCAACAGACATCAAGGCTCGTGTTGATTTTTATGGTAACTTTGTGACTATCACAAATCAAGTTGAACTTACTGTTGAAGACAGAGTTCTTAACGAAGCTGCACGTCTACTTGCACAAAACCTCGGTCAAACGATGGATGAAGTGACTCGTGATGTTCTTGCATCTACAAGTTCAGTTCTACAGTGTTCACACGGAAATAACGGAAATACGCCTACTCAATTGACGTATGAAGATATTTGTGCAGCAGTAGGAACTCTTCTTGGTAATGATGCCGAGATGATTTCAGAAGTTGTTACAGCAGGCCCTAACTTCAGTACTACCGCAATTCGCCCAGCGTTTTGGGGTTTTATTGACACAGACCTTCTGTGCGACCTTGAAAATGTTGGCGATATGTTCGTTCCAACAGCCCAATATGCTAGCCAACAGACAGTGTTGGAAGCTGAGTGGGGAGCAACAGGCAACGTAAGATGGCTTTATACTTCTGTGGGCAGCGTTTCAACCGCTAACCCAGCAGTGTATAACAACTTCATCGTTGGAAAAGAAGCATACGGAGTTGTGCACTTAGGTGCAGAAACTGGTGACTTCTACATTAAGCCGTTAGGAAGTGCTGGATCAGCCGATCCACTCGATCAACGCGGAACAGTGGGTGAAATGTCAGCTCACTATAAATTTTCTCTGATTGACTTGGAACTCCTTGAGGCAGCTTGAGGAAGACAGGGGGCAAGCGAAAGCAGCCTGAACGACTAAGTGAGAAAACCCGAAAGGGAAGCGATAGTCTGAACTCTATGGTAACATAGAGAGGGATCTCCGAAGAGGGAACCCCGCCACGAAAGTGGTCATAAAAGTAACAGAAATAGTGTGGCAACACCCATTTGTAGCACGTATCTTAAACGATAGTTTTATGTTGAATTTAGAAGCAACAGCAGCATAAGGAGAATAAAATGGCTCAAATCAAAACGTTTAGCTGGACAAATCCTGCTAGTGCTGTTGCGCGTAACCTAGATGTAGGTTTCGCAGTAGCTGAAGTCACAACCATTAACGTAACCTCTGGTGGTTCGTTTCAGTGGATGGACACCATGCCCGTTGCGTATTACCTAGATGTTGATGCTGGTACTATTACCACAACAAACGGTTTTACTCCATTGGCACAAAGTGCAGTATTTGGTGCAACTGTGACTG